TTAATTTTCCTATAGTTGTGAATGAATATCCCTGTACTAAATAAAAAAATAGTATTTGCTTCTGTTCGGTTGTGAAATTCTGCCATTTTTGTTCAATAGTTCTACAATATCTCATTTCATCCCTATCAAAATCATCCCTGGCGAATAGATATTCTACTGCGATTTTTGTTACATTTAATCTGTTTACTGCTTTCCTGGCTAAATCTGCCGCCTCTTCAAATTCATAGCCGTTATTGTCTGGTATGTCCATAGTATGTGTTCATCGTAATATGTTATAGATTGTTTCGATCATTCGATGTTTTGCGATTTTACCTGATTCACCCTCTTTCAGTATCCTTTCAGTCATGGCGATTTGTATCCGCATTTTGTTGTTATCTTCTTTCAGGAATATTATCTCACCTTCCGCTTCTGAGATCGCAATATTCTGTTCACCAACTTTATTTTTCAGTTCTTTTATTTTAGTTATGAATGGAATCTTCATTTGTTTTTATAATCCTTTATTGCATAAAAAGCTAATGTGAAAAAGAATACAAAGATGGAAGCACCTAACATAAACACTCCCAGCATAAACGCCTGTATGATCCATTCAGTTATTTCAAGTATTATCATTATTTGCCTCCAGTTTCTTTTCGATTCTATTTAGCCTGATAATGATCGAGATGAACATCAACAGCATAAATAATACAAATGCTTCCCAACCTAATACAAATGTTAGATTTTCATTAAATAGTGATTGAAAGTAGTGTTTCATTATTGCCTCCTGTTATTGAAATTTAGATGCGAATATAAAATTATGTGGTAAATCTTTTTTGTATTCTTTACAACTGAATATACTATATAATTGATTAAAGGTCGTTGTTCTTACTATTTTTTTATTTAAATCATACCATTCTAACTTGTTAGAAATATCTATTATTTTTATAATAAATAGACCCGAATATTCATCAAAATTTTCCCATTTTATAGACTGTTCTAACATTTTTAGCGTTTTATGTTGAGCATCTCCCATTTCTTTTTCATTTTCGTTTTTAGATTCATATATAATAAATCTTATTTTAACCAGGCCATCTTCATTTTTATAATGACATCTTATACAACCATCTATGTCACAAAGAGAGAAATCTCTTGCGTATTCTTTATTCAATTTTTCACTTATTCTATTATTATACCAAGTTCCAATCATAATATTTCATCCTTAATTGTTTTTGCAATATGTTCCATAAATTTTGGCATGACCGCGTTACCAATTCTTGACCATTGTTCGTTAAATGACCCTGTGAATCGAAACTCTAATGGAAATGAAGATAGTTTTTTTAAATCATCTATTGAAAAACTTTCTGGCTGTATATTCCACCCAACACCACTTTTAGTTATTGTTAAGCAAGGCTTATTAAAATAAGATTTTTTAAAATTTACTTTTCCTTTGCTGAAGCTTTGTCTGTATTCAATATATCCATCTTTATTTAATACATCTTTGATTGATATTATTTTATTTATCGGTTCTGGATATTTTATATCTTTTTCTTTAGCACCGATCCAGATCAATCGCTGTCTTGACTGTGGAACTTCATAATACATTGAGTTCATTAACTTACATTTAACATTGTATCCTGTTGATTTGAGAGCTTTCATTATCTGTTTGAATTTGCCTTTCATCGTTCCTTTTACCATCCCAGACACATTTTCCATCACAAACACTTTCGGTTGCAATTCTTCAATCAAACGAATAAACTCATAAGTCAGATCATTTCGGTCATCACTTACGTTTCTTTTTCCTTTGGCTGTCGAAAATCCCTGGCAAGGCGGAGAACCATCCAGTACGTCCAGTTCGTCTTGTTTCAACCCAGTAAATTCTAATATCTCTTTTCCTGATATTTCTCTGATGTCTTTCTGCCAGACAGGAACGTCTGGAAAGTTAAGTTTAAATGTCTGAACAGCATTATTCTCCCATTCAACTGCCAGGAGTTCGTCAAATCCCGCCCATTTATAACCAAGAGATGATCCACCACATCCTGCGAATGTTGATATTACAGTCGGTTTACCACTCATAGCCACATTTAGGACATTCATGTTGTGTTTCTATGTTCTCATCAAATTCAGGCTGTACTGGTTCTTTGTGTTCTGGTAAATATTTATTGCATATCTTGAACCAGCTTGTGTTTTTTCCTTCTGGAAGCAATGCTAAATCAGGATATTTTTTAGTGAATTGAATTGATTGATAAATCGTTCTTTTTGATTTATCTAAAGATTGTGCAATGCATTGCACTATCTCTTTGCCATATATCTTTTCACGTTCAAAGTTGTCATATTCTTCTAATATCCGTGTCCCAAGCAAATGATAGCCTTCAACTAATGCCCATCTGCTTATAAATTCTGCTTCTACAATTATAGACTGACAATCATCAATTAAATGATTAAACCATTCTGCTTGTATATCTGTTTTTTCTAACTGCATTCTGTTCTCCCTTTAATTATATCCCCATCATGGTAGCATCCACCAAGTTGCTCAACCCTTTCATTTGCATCTTTTTGTTAATTATAGCCAAAAAGTAGGCAAAGTTGCACTTTAGATGGGGAATCATTTTGGTACACTTCTCAAGTTTGTTTGTACCGAATTTGAATTCTTTTTATGTCGTATGTACGGAGTGCGACAATTCAAACATCTATAGACAGGAAATTTATTAGCGGCTGTGAAGTAAGTGGAATCTGTTTCTTCCAGATGTTCCGATGCACAATTCGGACAAGTATCTTCATCCATCAGCACACCGAGATTCGGATGGTTCTTGATATATGGCCTGACTTTTAGATATAATTCTTCAAGGCCGATTACATCGTGTTTGTTATAATGAAGCATGATTTTCAATGCTTCTTCGTTTCCTGTAACACAATTCTTCCACAATTCAAATCCACCGAATTCACTCACATTAATCTTATTGGTTAATCCGAAATATTTTGTGAGATAATCCTGTTTGTAAGAAGGTAAAGCAAATTCACGTCTGGTAATCTTTAAAGTATCAATCGTTCTGTATGGTGATGGCGGCTCAATCCCGTTTGTTATGAATCTGGCTTTTATCTTCCGATCATCGAATCTGTCTAAATTGTGGCCCACGATTATATCAGCTTCATCTAATAATTTATGGATTGATTGAACGATCCTTTTATCGTTTCGTTCCATCGCTTCTTCTGTTGTAACTAAATCCGATTGTGTATCTTCATCATATAGCCATTTAGCCACCCAGCTCAACATACACCAATCCTTAATAATATTAGCATGAGGTATGTACTGCTTATATAATCCCCATACATAGACTTCCATCGGTGCAGTTTCTATATCTAAAAGTAAAATTTTCGGTAAATCTTTTGTGCTTCGAACTTCTTCATTTAATGTAATCTTGAATTGCTTATTACAGCCATAACATATATATCGCTGTGATGCTTTATAGCCATCTGTTTGTGAATAATAGAATCCTTTTTTTACTACATGACCGCTTCCGCATTTCGGACAATTCATTTATTTACCCTCGCATATTTCGCAAATTACTTTTTCTTTTCCGTATGAAACAAAATCTTCATAATAGACACAAGTTCTTTTGCTGGTATTCCTGGTAACCGCAAAATCCACTTCGTAGCATTTTCTACATTTTGGACAATATTTTATTCTTAGATCAGCTTGTACGGCATCACGATTGCTTTTCTGTGCAATCGTCTTTGGTTTGTAGAATGTATGATATATCATGCTTGTTTTGTTAAATCATGATCAGCACCGACACTTTTTAGATATGCCGCATGATTCACAAGCATCTTTTCTTTTGTTAATTTCTTTTCCCTAATCGCTTGAATATCAATCTGGCACATCTTTAGAAATGTATGCAGTTGATCTTTATCTTTATTGGGTAAGGATTCTACAGGCTCATATACTTGATTTATTGTTGTTTGCTTTCTATCGAATATCCCTCTGATCCTTCCTAATTTTGGAATTTGTCCAGATAGCTGTCCATTCGGCGGCGAACACTCGTGCATGATATCAACCCATCCAGCCTTTACCGTATCCAATGAGTATTCCATGATCAAGCCGATCAATTCGTTATATAATGGCCGTGATCCTTTTATATCCAGGAATTCAAATAGATCATCAACTCTTAAACTTGCTTCCTGTATAGACGTTTTTTT